CCGCCCCCCGGGGGGGCGGCCCCCCCCACGACGCTGAAGCTGCTGATCCAGTTCGAGGATACGGCGCCGGTCCCCAAGCGCCTGCCCTTTGAGCCGAAGGCGCGGACCTATCTCAAGCGGAATGCCGCGCGCGAGTTCAACGCCGCCCTGCGACGGGCCCTGGCGACACGGAGGTAAGCATGGCTCGACCGACCGATCTGAAGGGCTATGCCCGCAAGCGCGCGCTCGGCCTCGTGCCGCACCAATACCCGGCTCCCGATCGGCGCCGGGGTGTCGTGCCGCCTGTCACCTTCGGCGAGGCACGCCGATACCAGGATGAGGCGGCCCAGCGTCGCGGGTCACCAGCTCGTCGTCATCAGGACCGGCGCTCATGATCCCTTGGTTCATCGTCAGCATCGTCGCGGCGATCGTGCGGCCATTCGGTTGGCAAGTGGCCGTGACGGCCACCTACGGTCGACGCGGCGCGGATGCCATCCACTTCGTCCGACCGGGCGGGTTCGGCCCGATGGTGACGGGCCGCACATCCGAGGCGGCTACCGACCGCCTCGGACGCCGCGCGGCACGTCGCGCCCGCGGTCGAACTCGCGCCGCCCGGCCCGCCTGACCCCCCCCGGGGTCTTTGCGGGTCCTTCCTGGGCCCTTCTACGATGAGGGTAATTGCGCGCCCCGATGATCGGCCAGCTGCGAGGTCGAAAAGTTGGTTGCGGGGGGCGCAACCGGTTGCGGGGTAGGGGCCGATGACGCTCATGTCGCTCACCGCGTTCGCGGCGACGCACGGCGCGTCGCGACAGGCGGCCGCCAAATGGAAAAGCCGCGGTGTTCTGCGGTTTTCGGGCGATCAGGTCGAGGTCGAAGCCTCGGACCAAGCCATGCGAGACGCCGGCCTCGGACGCTTCAAGGAAGCGGCCGGACATGCGCAACCATCCCCCGCAACCGCCCCCCGCAACCGGCGCGTGGTTGCGCCGGCGGTTGCGGCCGCGGTTGACGAGGCGGTCGAGGACCTCCGGTCCGCAGCCGAAGACGGCGAAATCGACGAGGAGATCGCCGGCGGCTTCATCGAGCAGCTGCTCGACGGTCGCTTCCGATCGAAGGTCGAGGCGGCCGCGATCAAGGAGAACGCGCTCGCGCTGAAGCACCTGCTGTCCGCGCAGAAGGACGCCGGCAAGCTGGTCGAGCTGGAGCTGGCGGAGAAGGCGATCTTCAAGGATCGCCGCGCGGCCCGCGACGCCTGGATGGCGTGGCCGGGCCGCTTCGCGCCGCTGCTCGCGGCCGACCTCGATATCGACGGGGCCAAGCTGGCGGAGGCCCTGAAGCCGTATGTCCACCAGCAGCTCCAGGAACTCGGCGAGCCCGACCTCGACTTCGCCGACGCTGACGAAGACTGAGCGGCTCGAACGCGCGAGCCGCCGCGGTTGGACGCCACCCCCGCGGGTCAGCCTGCCCGCCTGGGCGGACGCGAAGCGGGTCCTGGCGGGCTCGGCCGGCAGCACGTCGGGCAAGTACCGGACCGCCCGCGTCGAGATCGCCCGCGGCCCCATGCTCGCCGTCACCGAGCCGGGGTGCCGCAAGATCTCGGCGATGGTCGCGACCCAGCTGCTCAAGACCACGCTGATCGAGAACATCGTCGGCTTCCACGCCCACCTCGACCCGTGCCCGATGCTGATCGTCCAGCCGAAGGACGCGGCCGCGTTGCAGTTCTCGAAGGAGCGCGTGGCGCCCTTCATCAAGAAGACCCCGATCCTGCGAAGCCTGATCGGGTCGGGCAAGAGCCGATCGTCGGACGACACGGTCGACTACAAGGCGTTCCCGGGCGGCTTCCTCGGCATCGTCGGCGCCGGCAGTCCCGACAACCTGGCGCGCCGGCCGATCCGCATCATCCTGTTCGACGAGGTCGACAAGTATCTCCCGTTGAAGGAGGGCGACCCCCTCAAGATCGGCGCCGAGCGGCTCGCCACCTTCGAAAGCAACTCGCTCGACGTCGCCGTCTGCTCGCCCACCATCACCGGCGAGAGCAAGATCGAGGTGCGGTTCAACCGGTCCGACCAGCGTCGCCCGTCGGTAGCCTGCCCCGAATGCGGGCACCGTCAGTTCCTCGACTTCTTCCGGCACGTGCATTGGGAGAAGGGCACGGACGGCAAGACGCACCGTCCCGAGACGGCGCGCGTCTATTGCGAGGCGTGCGGGGTCGGCTGGTCGGAGGGACAGCGACTCCGCGCACTCAACACCATCCGCTGGCACCAGACGCGGCCCTTCGAATGTTGCGGCGTCTACCAGAAGCCCCTTGAGCGGTACGACGCCGCCTGGCGCGCGGAGATCAGCCCGAAGGCCGTCGACCAGGTCTGGGACTGGTGGGCCAGCAACCGCCACGCCGTTTACCGGGCGAAATGCTGCGAGTGCGGCGAATGGGCGGTTCCGAACACCCACGCCGGATTCCAGGCGTCGAAGCTCTACAGCCCCTGGGCGCTCGACAACCCGCCGGCGCTGGCGGAGAAATGGCTCGAAGCGGCCGACGAGGACGGCAAGCTCACCTTCTACAACACGCAGCTGGCGCTGACGTACAAGAAGAACATGGGGCGCGCGCTGACCGGCGACGCCCTTCTGGAGCGTCGCGAGATGTGGGCGGCCGCAGTGCCCGACGGCGTCGCGATGCTCACTGCCGGCATCGACATCCAGGACTACCGCGTCGAGGTGGAGGTGGTCGGCTGGGGCCGTGACGAGGAAAGCTGGTCCGTCGACTACGAGGTGATCGACGGCGAGTTCTCCGATCCGTCCACCCAGGCGGCGCTGGACCAGTACCTGAAGCGGAGATGGGCCCGCGCCGATGGCCGCCCCTTCGCGATCGAGGCGGCCTGCATCGACTCCGGCGGCCACCACACCACGGCCGTCTACAATTTCGCGAAGGCCCGCCTCAACCGCCATATCTGGGCGATCAAGGGTGAGAGCGCGCGCAGCGGGCAGCGCAACCCCGTCTGGCCGACCAAGCGGCCGAGCAGCCGATCGAAGAAGACGTTCCGCCCGATCATCATCGGCGTCAACGCCGGCAAGGATACGGTTCGGCGCTACCTCGGCCGAGAGCGGCCCGGCCCGGGCTACATGCACTTCTCGACCGACCGCGACCTCAACTACTTCGCCCAGCTCACGGCCGAGCAGGAAGAGACCAAGGAAGCCGGCGGCCAGAAATACCGGGTCTGGGTGCTGCCGCCCGGTAAGGCGAACGAGGCGTCCGACTGCCGCGTCTACGCCTATGCCGCACTCCACGGCCTGATGCAGCGCGGGTACAAGCTGAACCGCCAAGCCGACCAGGTCGGCGCCGCGGTGACGGAGCCCCCGCCCACCGTGTCCGTCACCTTCCAGCGGCCGGGCCTGCCCGTGTCACCGCCGACCGGCCCGCCGGCCGACACGCCGATCGGCGCCACCGCTACGCCGGCGCCGACGTCGCCGCCGGCGGTGACGGCGCCCACCACCATGCCGGCCGCGCGCGCGCGGGGGCGTAGCGACCGCGTCGGCGTCAGCCGGCGCCTCGCCTGACGAGGAGGCCGCATGCGCTTCGACCCCTCCACCAGCCTGCTCGCCGGCATGGACCAGACCGTCCTGCGCCAGCGCCTGACGCAGATGCAGCAGGACTATCTCGACCTTTCGGCGGGGCGGAAGCTGGTCAGCGCGTCGTACACGCAAGGCGACGGCGGCAAGAACGCCACCTACGACCGCACCACCATCGGCCAGCTGGCGATGGCGATCCGCCAGTTGCAGGCCCAGCTCGGTATCATCGAGACGCCGCGGCGCGCGATCGGGGTCCGGTTCGGGTGAGCCAGGTCCCGGCCATCCTCGACAGCCGCGGTCGCACGATCCCCGCCCAGGCCATCGCGCGCATCCGCGACGGCGCCCGGGGCGGCGGGCGCATGCGCGGTGCGCTGAGCGGGCCCAATCAGAACTTCTTCCCCTACGACGCGGCCGACATCAACTCGCAGGAGCTGGGCGGCTGGTACCCGCAGGTCCGCTCGCCCGACGCCGAGATCAATATTCACCGCGACCGCATCGCCGGCCGCGCGCGGGATCTGCGTCGCAACGACCCCTGGGCGTCGGGCGCGATCAGCCGCATTCTCGATTCGACGATCGGCGCGTCCTACCGGCTGGTGGCGAAGCCTGATTACCGCGCGCTGCGCCTCCACGCGCGCGGGTTCGATGCCACCTGGGCGAACGACTTCCGCCAGGTGGTGGAAGCCCTGTGGCGCGGCTACGCCGACGACATCGGCCGCTACGCCGACCGGCGCCGGCGGATGACGATGTCGCAGATGTTCCGCCTGTCGCTCGGCCACAAGCTGGTCGACGGCGAGAACGTCCTCGTCTCGCACTGGCGGCCGGACCGGATCGCGCCGGGCGCCGCCACCTATGCGACGTGCTTCGAGGGCCTGGACCCCGATCGCGTCTCGAACCCGAGCATGGGCCCGGACACCCGCTACATGCGGAACGGCGTCGAGCTGGACGACGACGAGGTCCACGTCGCGCTGCACTTCCGCCTGGCTCACCAGTTCGACAGCTACAGCACCGCCCAGGCGATGGATTGGGAGCGGGTGCCGACCGAGGACCCGGACGGCTGGCGCCGCGTCTTTCACGACTACGACGCCGATCGGTGGGGCCAGAGCCGCGGCGTGTCGGTGTTCGCGCCCGTCATCGGCAAGCTGAAGATGCTGGCCCGCCTGTACGGCGTGAAGCTGCAGGCCGAGAATGTGGCGGCCGCCTTCGGCCTCTACGTCACCTCGCCCTTCGACCTGGAGATGGTCCGCAAGGCCCTCGACGACGAGGACCAGGACGAAGCGGCGTTCGGCTGGTACCAGGGCATGCGCTCGGATTTCCACGCCGATCGCGACCTCAACGTCAACGGCGTCCGCCTGGCGACGCTCGCGCCCGGCGAGGATATCAAGTCGGTGGCGCCCGGTGGCGGGCAGCAGGACGTGACTCCCTTCGCGCACGAGATGCTGCGCGCCGTTTCGGTCTGCCTGGGCACCTCGGCCGAGGAGGTCCACAACGACTATTCGGACGCCAGCTGGTCCAGCGCGCGCGCCGGCATCGTCCAGTCCGAGAAGACCTACAACCGGCGTTGCGACGAGTTCGACCTCAACACCGCCACCCCGGTGTTCGCGACCTGGCTGGAGGAGCCATTCGAGCGCGGCGAGGTGCCGTTGCCCCGGAACGCGCCCTCCTACCTGGAGATGCAGACTGCCTATTCCCGGTCGCGCTGGCTGGGCGTCGCGCGCGGCTGGGTCGATCCCGTCGCCGAGCGTCAGGGCGTCGTCCTGGGCCTCGATGCCGGCCTCTCCACAATGGAAGAGGAATGCGCGCGCCAGGGTGCCGACTGGGAAGAGAACCTGGAGCAGCGCGCGATCGAGTTCAATCGGATGCGCGAGCTGGGGCTCCCCCGGCCGGAGTGGTTCGGCTCCGAGATCGTCACCCAGCAGGCCGAACACCAGAGAGGATCTTCCTGATGTTCTTCGACGTCACGCGTCAGGGGACCGACCGGTCCCTGCGCGTATCCGCCCTCGCGGTCGCCTTCCTGGACGACGCCGCCGGCGGCACGGTGCTGCACCTCATGGGCGGCCACACGCTGCTCGTCGCGCAGGATCGTGCCGAGATCGAGACGCGCGCGCGCGATGCCCTCACCGCGTCGCGGCCGGCGTCCGAGCCGGAAGAGCCCGCCGCGGTGCCGGTGAACCGCGGCGAGATCGATCAGGAGAAGGAGATCGCCGCGATCCAGCTGGCCGAACCTGCCGGCATCGTGCCGCCCGGTACGGCGGTCGCCCAGCGGGTCGAGCAACTGAAGGCCGAGCGCGCGCCTGCGGAAGCGAAGGCCCACACGCCCCGCGGCCGGCGCAGGACCTGACGATGGCCGCCCTCCCGCGTCACCTCGTCAGCCGCCTGTTCAACAATCCGGTAGCACTTCTGCCCGCGGCGTCGACCATAGCCGTAGACCTGCTGGCGCGCACCGCCGGCGGGATGCAGGCGGGTGCGTTCGGTGTGGACGACGGTAAGAACGACCGCACCGACCGCCAGCGGCCCTACGACGTCGTATGCGGCGTCGCGGTCATTCCGGTCCGCGGCGTGCTGATCCAGCGGCTCGGCTGGCTCTGGTACTACGGCGATATGTTCGGGGTCTCGGGCTACGACCGGCTCCGCCTGCAATTCATGACGGCCCTCGCGGACGAGGCGGTCGAGGCGATCGCCTTCGACGTGGACAGCCCCGGCGGCGACGTCGCCGGCTGCTTCGACCTGGCCGACACGATCTACGCGGCCCGCGGTACCAAGCCGATCGCCGCCATCTTGGGAGAAAACGCCTTCTCGGCCGCCTACGCGCTCACCTCCGCCGTCGACCCCGGCCGCGTCTGGGTGCCACGCACTGGCGGGACCGGCTCGGTCGGCGTGATCTACATGCATCTGTCGATGGCGAAGTGGCTGTCGAAAGCCGGCATCAAGCCGACCCTGGTCACCGAGGGCGCCTTCAAGGGCGAGGGCAGCGAGATGCTGGACCTGTCCGAAGGCGCGCTCTCCCGCCTCCAGGCCGACGTCACCGCGGTCGGCAAGCTGTTTCACCAGACCGTCGCGCGCAACCGCGGCATGTCCGCGAAGGACGTCGCCGGCACCGAGGCGGGCACCTTCCTCGGCGGCAACGGCGCCGACATCGGCTTCGCCGACCACGTCGCATCGCCCGACGCCGCTTTCCGTGCGCTGGTGAAGCAGCTCGGCTGACCCCCTCCGGGCGGCGCGCCCGGACACGATTCCGCGCCCCCTCACATGGAGTGACCTATGAAGACCAGCGGCTTGATGGCCGGCGCGAGCCGTTTCGCGCACCTCACGGGCCTCGCCCGCCCCTCGCGGCGTGCGGACGACACCCGGTCGGGAGGCCGGCGTGCGTCCGATGACGACGACGATCGCGCCGAGGACGAGGACGAGCCCAAGGGCAAGCGTTCGCGCAGGGCGGCCGACGACGACGACGGCGACGACGGCAAGCAGGGCCGGCGGGCGGCCGACGACGACGATGACGGCGACGACGATCGCGCCGAAGACGAGGACGAGCCCAAGGGCAAGCGTTCGCGTCGGGCGTCCGATGACGACGACGACGATCGCGCCGAGGACGAGGACGAGCCCAAGGGCAAGCGGTCCCGCCGCGCGGCCGACGATGACGACGACGAGGATGCCGAGGACGACGACGACGAGAAGGAGATGAACGGCAAGGGTGCCAACGCGTCCGCGCGCCGTCGTGAGCAGCGTCGCATCGCCCACATCCTCGGGCACAAGTCGGCCGCCCACAATATCGCGCTGGCGGTGTCGCTGGCCTGCGATACGCGCATGACGCGCCGCCAGGCCGTGTCCGTCCTTCGGGGCCAGGCCGACCGCGGCGACGATCGGGACCGCGGCCGCGACGATGATCGCGGGTCGCGTCACGCCCGCACCGATCGTCAGGCCCGCAACCCGCGGCTGGGCAGCGAGGCCGACGCGCCCCGCGGTCCCCAGGCGGTCGCCGCCTCCTGGGACGCCACGTACCAGCGCCTCGGCGTCACGCCCGCACCGAAGCGCTGACGCGCGCTCGACCCTGTCGGGGCTGCTCGGACCGGGCGGCCCCACCCCGTCTGCATAGGAGGCCGTCGTGCCCACCAACACCGTCTTCACCGAGGCGCGCCGCGAGGGCGGCTTCGTCGTATTCGACCCCTTCAACGGGATGTTCTCCCGCGAGGCCGGCATCATGGCGGCCGGTTCGGGCCTGGTCGGCGCCGGCCTGGTCGTGGCCGCACTGCTCACCGCCGGCGTCGCGGCCGTCGCGGCGCTGGGCATCGACGTCGGCACGGGCCTGCTCGGCCCCGTCACCGTCGGCACCGCGGCGCGCGAAGGCGACTATCGCGTGATCCTGGTGGAGCCGGTCGCCAATGGCGGCACCTTCCTGGTGGAGGATCCGGCCGGCGTCACGATCGGCCACGGCAACGTCGGCGTGCCCTTCATCGGAGGCGGGCTGACCTTCACCTTGGCCGACGGCGGCACCGACTTCGCGGCAGGCGACTGCTTCGTGATCTCGGTTACCGGCGCCGTGAAGTACGTGCCCTACGACCCGACCGCGACCAACGGCGCGCACCGCGCGGCCGCGATCCTGTGGACCGGCGCCGTCGACGCGACCGCGGCCGATCGCCGCGCCGTGTTCAACGTGCGCGGCCCCCTGAAGGTGAACATCGGCGAGCTGGAGTGGGGCGCGGGCGTCACCACGCCGGCGCACCGCCGCGCCGCGCTCGCCCAGCTCGCCGCCCGCGGCATCCTCAGCGTCTGACCGGGCGCGGCCGCGCGCCGCGCCCCTCGTCCCCCCGCCCTTTGCATGATCGGCGCGGCCCTGGCCGCCCACCCGACCAGGGAGCTTCCCGATGACCATCCTGAACATCTTCCGCAACGACGCCTTCTCCGAGGTCGCCCTCACCAGCTCGGTCGAGCGCCTGCCGCATATCCCGCAGGTGCTGTCCGACATGGATCTGTTCACGCCCAACCCGATCCGCACGACCGCGCTCGCGGTCGAGGAGCGCAACGGCGTGTTGTCCGTCATCCCGATGAGCCAGCGCGGCCAGCCGACCAACGACGAGCGCAAGACCGAGCGCCGCAAGATGCGCTACTTCGAGGTGCCGCGCATCTTCGACGGCGACACCATCCATGCGCACGAGCTTCAGAACGTCCGGGAGTTCGGCCAGGAAACGGTGCTCATGCAGGTGCAGGCCGAGGTCGGGCGCCGGTTGAGCGGCCCGACGGGCCTGTTGACCAAGCTGGACTACACCGAGGAGTATCAGCGCCTGGCGGCGGTGCAGGGCTATCTGCTCGACGCTGACGGCAGCATCTGGTTCGACTGGTACGAGGAGTTCGGCTTTAATCGACCGGCCGCGATCGTGTTCGCGCTGGCGGCCAAGGTGCCGGGCACTCTGCGCCCGATCATCAACGAACTGGTCCGCTCGATGGCACGGTCGTCGCAGGGCGCGTTCACGACGGCAACCACGATCGAGGCGCTGTGCGGGCACGGCTTCTACGATCTGCTCATCACGCACCCCGACGTCGAGAAGACGTACCTCAACTGGCAGGAAGCGGCCGAACTGCGCCGCGGCGGCGCGTTCAGCCACTTCGTCTTCGCCGGCGTCGAGTGGGTCGACTATCGCGGCTCGGACGACAACGCCGAGATCAAGATCGCCGACGACGAGGTTCAGTTCTTCCCGCGGGGCGCCCCCGGCGTCTTCGAGAAGGCGATGGCGCCCGGCGAGTCCTTCGACTGGATCAACACGCCCGGCAAGGAGCGCTACGTCGTCCCCATCATCGACCGGGATCGCAATTCCTGGTGGCGGATGGAGGCGTACGAGTTTCCGCTGTTCATCTGCAAGCGCCCCGAGGTGCTGCGCAAGGGCCGGCTCTAACTCGTGGCGATCGACTGGGACGCCGCGGTCCTCGCGCCGGTCATGGACCTTTTCGGCGAGGGTGACCCGGCGAACCAGTCGACGTGGCCGCTGTTCATGGGTGGCGGCCGCACCTTGTCCCTGCGCGGGGCCGTGTTCGACAAGGCGTATCGTCAGGTCGCCGAGCTGGCGGACGGTAGCCAGAGCGTGACCGAGCGCCCCGTGCTGGGCGTCCGGGCCGCGCTGTTCGGCCCCGTTCCGCCCGCGCAGGGCGATACCGTGGCTTGGCCCGGCTCCGACGTGATCTACGCCGTCGCGGATGCGCAGCCCGACGGGCACGGGCACATCCTGCTGGTGCTGGTCGAAGCGCAATGACGGACGCCGGCCCATTCGACGGCGAGCCCTTGGTCCTCGGCTCCGAGCAGCTGCTCGACCTGGTCCACGCGGCGTTGACCGCCGAGGGCGCGACGGACGCCGGCGACCGCGTCCAGCGGCCCGGCGATCTGCCGACGCAGCTGAGCCAGTATCCGGTCCTCAAGCTCCGCCTGATCGGCGAGGACCGGCAATCGCTGGGGCGCGGCGGCATCCACTTCCTGACGACCGCCACGATCCGCGTCGTCGGCGAGGTGTCCGAGCCCGCGGCGCTGGACGATCCCAATATCTCGGCGGCGGAAGCCTCGCTCTGGGCGCTGAAACGCCAGGTCGAGCGCGCCATCGTCAACAGCTACCCCCTGTTCCGCGTCGTGCAGCAGTTGGCGTTCGTGAAAACGCAGCTCGCTTTCGCCGCTGGCGCCCAGCACCTGGCCGGCATTCAGTCGGATTACGGGTTCGAGTTCCACGAGGGGGCCGAGAGTTTCGCCCCCGTCCTAACGAACGCCCTGACCGAGGTCGACGCGGTCGACCCGCTCCACCCCAGCCTGCGCATCCGCGCGCCGCTCGTCCCTTTCTAGGAGGCCCCATGCTCGTAGATCCCGCCCCGGGCGCGCTGGTGCGCGACCCGGTCACCAAGCTCGCCATCGCGGCAGGTGCCGACGTCGACCCGAACGAGCCCTATTGGGCACGCGCCCTCGCCGACGGCGACTTGCTGCCCGTCGAGACGCCCGAGGCCGGCGACGCGGCGGAGCCGGATGAGGCTCCCAAGTCCAGCGCGCGCCGCGGCGCCGCCAGCAGCGGGGACAAGTGATGACCATCGCCTTCAAGTCCATCCCGGCCGGGCTGCGCCTGCCGGGCTTCTACGCCGAGATCGACGCCAGCCGCGCCAACACTGCGGCCAGCGCGCAGCGCGCCCTCATCATCGGCCAGATCACGGCCGCCGGCACCTACGCGCCGGGCGTGCCGGTGCTGGTCGCCAGCACGTCGGACGCGCGGACCAAGGCGGGCGTCGGCTCCTACCTCGCCGCGATGATCGCCGCCTATCGCGCGAACGATCCGTTCGGCGAGCTATGGGTGCTGCCGATCGCCGACGACCCGTCGCACACCAGCAACGCCGGCATCCTGGCCTTCACCGGCACGACGACGGCGGTGGGCACGATCAGCCTCTATATCGCCGGCCAGCTGGTGCCGGTGGTGGTGGGCGCGGGCACCGGCTTCGCGGCCGCGGCCGCGGCCGTCGTGGCGGCCGTCAACGCCGCGGTCGACCTTCCCGTCACCGCGACGCTCGACGGCAGCGCCGAGAGCCGGGTCGTTCTCCTTCCCCGCCACAAGGGCGCGTTGTCGGGCGAGATCGACATCCGCGTCAACCACGCGGGGTCGGCGGCGGGCCAAGCCCTGCCGGCGGGGCTCACGCTGACGATCACGCCGATCCTGCCCGGCGCGGGCGTGCCGTCGATCGCGGCCGGCCTGGCGGCGCTGGGCACCATGCCCTTCGACTTCATCGTCAGCCCGTACACCGATGCAGCCTCAATCGCCGCGATCACCGCGCTGCTGTCGGACGCGACCGGGCGCTGGTCGTGGCAGAGCGAGATCTACGGCCACTGCTTTATCGCGCGCCGCGGCACGCAGGGCACGCTCGCCAGCTTCGGCGCCGGGCTCAACGACCAGCACCTGACCTGCATCGGCTTCTCCGACAGTCCGACCCCGGCCTATGTCTGGGCGGCGGCGCTGGCGGGCGCGGTCGCACCGTCGGTGCGCGCGGACCCCGCGGTGCCGCTACAGACGCTGCCGATCGCGGGCGTGCTGGCGCCGCCCCCGCAGTCGCGGTTCATCCCCGCCCAGCGGAACATGCTGCTCTACAGCGGCATCAGCACCTTCCGCGTCGACGCGGCCGGCGCCATCGCGATCGAGAACCTGGTCACCACCTACCAGGTCAACGGCGCGGGACAGGCGGACAACAGCTACCTCGAAGCTGAGACCATGTTCACGCTCATGGCGGTGCTGCGCGCGTTCGCCGCCATGTTCGCCAGCCGCTTCGCGCGCGTGAAGCTGGGCGGCGACGGCGTGCGGTACCCGGCCGGGTCGAACGTCGTCACCCCCTCGACGATCCGAGCCGAGCTGGTGGCGCTGTACCGCACGCTGGAGGATGCCGGGCTGGTGCAGGCGTCCGACGCCTTCGCCGCGACGGTCACCGTCAACCGCGTGCCCGGCAACCCGGGCCGCGTCGACGTGCTGCTGCCCGTCACGCTGATCGGCCAGCTGCGCACGATCGCCGCGCAGCTTCAGTTCAAGCTCAGCTGAGGACCGACCCATGGCTACTCCCAACATGCTGGCGGGCACCGCCTACGTCACCATCAACGGCAAGAATTACGCCCTCGTCGGTGAACTCGCCTACCGCCCCAGCCAGGGTAACCGCGAGACGATGACCGGGATGGACGGCGTCCACGGCTTCAAGGAAACGCCTGCGCCCGGCATGATAAAGGGCACCTTCCGCGACCAGGGCACGGTGTCGGTCCAGGATCTGGCCGAGGCGGCGGACGTCACCGTCGTCGCCGAGCTGGCGAACGGCAAGACGATCATCGGTCGCAACCTGTGGCGGGCGGGCGAGCCCGTCGAGGTCGACACCGAGGAAGCGAAATTCACCATCCAGTGGGAGGGCGCCGATGTCCGAGAGGGCTGATACCAAGACGATCGCGCTCAAGAAGCCGATCGAGGGCCCGGCCGGGCCCATCAACGACTTCACCGTGCGCGAGCCGACCGCGGGCGAGATGACGCAGTGGGACAAGCTGACGGGCGCCGAGGCGGACGTGCTGGCGGTATCCGTCGTAGCCGGCTTGCCCAAGTCGGTGGTGGAAAAGCTGCCCGCCCGCCCGTTCATGGAAGCGGCGCGGTTCATCGCCAGTTTTCTCGACTAGGCCCGTCGGCTGGGAGGGCGCGCTGGACGCGCTCGCCCAGCGCTACGGCAAGATGCCCGACGAGATCGCGACCCGGCCGTGGTCGACGCTCGTGCTGTGGCTCGGCTGGGCGGGCCTGCTCGACACTGACGACGCGGAGGCGCCATCATGAGCCAGCCCCGGTTCGGGATCGCGATCACCGCGGACGACAAGACGGCGCGCGGCGCCGCCAGCGCGGAGAAGCGGCTGGGGCGCATCCCCAAATACGCCTCCGCGGTGAACCGCCGGGCGCTGGCCGACGATCGCAACCGGATCGGCGCGCATAGTCGATCGATCATTCGGACCTTCGGCGCCGTCGAGCAGGCCGGCGCGCGCGCGTTCGGCGGCCGATCGATCACCGCCCCCATCGCGGAGCGGCTGGGCGCGATCCGATCGGCAGCGGCGGCGACCGGTACCGGCCTGGGCGAGGCGGCCGCCGGCGGCGGCGCGCTTTCGACGGCGCTGGGCGGGCTGGGCGTCGTGGCCGGCGCCACGGTTGGCATCCTGGCGGCGGCGGGCTACGCGGCCTTCAAGCTGACCGACGGCTGGGCCAAGGGCGCGGCGCAGATCGGCCGCACGGCCGACACGATCGGCGTCGCCCGGCGCGAGCTGCAGCAGTTCAGCGCCGCGGCCGAGCGAATGGGCGTCGATCGCGGCGCCGCCACCGGCGGGCTCGGCGGACTGTCGCAGACGCTCAACGACGCGCGCTACGGCCGCAACCGCGACGCGCTGGCGGTGCTGACCAAGCTGGGGATCGCCCTCAAGCTCAACCCGGACGGCACGGTCGACGTCGCCGCCATGCTGCCCGCCATCGCGGATGCGATGCGGCGGCAGAACAGCTCCGGCCGGCGCACGATGGCGCGCATCCTCGGCGTCGGCGACGCGCTGATCCCCACCCTGTCCCAAGGCGGCGACAAGCTGGCGGCCGACATGCAGGACGCCGAGAAATACGCCTACGTCGTGTCCGACGACGACATCACCCGCGGACAGCGGATCGAGCGCAAGGGCGCCACCGTCGGCCAGATGAAGGACAAGGCGATGGGGCTGCTGGGCAGCGCCGCTGCCGACGCGGCCGAGCCCGGCTATGATGCGGTGATCGCCGGCGGCCAGGCCGCCCTGGGCGGCGCGACCTCGCTGGGCGGCGTGGTGCGGAACGTGTTCGCGCCCGGCGCCGCCAAGGTCGACCGCGGCGGCGCGGCGGTCGAGCGTGGCGGCCGCGCGATCGAGCGGGCGTCCGGCAATTTCACGCGCGCGGCTCCTGGCCTGACCCCCGGCGCCGTCAACGCGGCGCGTCGCGCCTCGCAGAACCGCCCGTGGCTGCGCCCGTCGACCCAGCTCGGGCAGTACGGCCTGGAGAGCAGCTTCGGCCGCAGGATGCCGGCGGGAAGCAACAACCCCTTCGGGATCAAGGCCCGTCGGGGTGAGCCGTTCGTCTGGGCGCGCACGCGCGAGGAGGATCGGTTCGGCCGCAGCTATTTCACGATGGCGCGGTTCCGGAAGTTCAACTCGCTGGACGAATCGTTCGAGGCCCACGCCAGGCTGCTCGAAGGACGCCGATACAGCCGGTTCCGGGCCGCCGGCAGCTCGCGCGAGGCGTCACACGCCCTGACCGGCACCTATGCCACCGACCATGCCTATGGCGGCAAGCTGAACGGCATGATCCGGCAGCACGGTCTGGAGCGCTACGATCGCGGACCCCAGCAGCCGATCCCGGTCAAGGTCGAGGTCGAGATGCGCGGCGCCCCAGCTGGCACGACCACGAAGGTCACGGCGGGTCGCGCCGCGGCGCCCGCGATCAGTCGGGCCTACGCTCCGGTGCGAGGAGGGTAAGGTATGTCGCTTCCCCTCCTGCCCGCGACCTTCCGCGGCATTCCGTTCGCGGTGGTCGACCAGGGCGTCCAGACCGGGCGCCGGATCGCGCTGCACGAGTATCCCGGCCGGGACGTTCCCTGGGCCGAAGATATGGGGCGCGGCGCACGCCGCATCCGCTTCCGCGGCTTCCTCCTGGAGAACGACCAGGTCTACGGCGGCGGCCCGCTCGCCTTGCAGCGCGCCGCGATCGTAGCGGCATCGGAGGCGGCGGGCGCCGGCCTGCTGTCACACCCGACGCTGGGCCTGCTCAAGGTGTCCTGCGAGGCGCTGAGCCTGTCCGAGGGGCTGGACGGCGCCACCACGTCGGGGCTGGAGTTCGCCTTCGTCGAGGCGGGCGCGCAGACCTATCCCAGCCTCTTCGTGTCGTCGTTCGGCGTCGGGGCGGCGGTGCTGGTGGGGGTGGCTGCCGCGAGCGGCGCGGTGCGCGTGCTGGGGCTGCTGGGGACGGGGGGCGCGGGCAACGCCAGCGGCGCGCTGCCGGCGACGACGGCGCAGTGGTGCGATCAGACGCGCAGCCTGGGCGCGGATGCGACGGCGCTGTCCCGCCTATCCGCCGCTCTGCCGGGCAACCTCGGGCGCTACAGCCGCGGCGGCACGGCGGGCTATCTGACCGCGGGTGACGGCGTCGCGGCCGACACGCTCCCCGAACTGACGGCCGTCGCCGCCGATCGCCGCCTCGCCATCGCCGAGGCGGCCGACCGCCTGACGGGCACGGTGGCGGCGCTGACGGTGACCGCGACCGAACAGGATTACGCCGATGCCGCGGCCGCGCTGGTGCAGGCCCTGGCGGCAGCCTGCTCCGACCCCGCCGACGCGCTGCGTTTGCTGGCGCGCCTGCTGGCGTTCGCGCCCGTAGGCCCGGCGGCCGGATCGGCGGCGGCTCAGGCGGTCGGCACGCTGTTCGCCCGCATCGTCGCGCTGGAGATCGCCCGCGCGGCCGCGGCCTATCAGCCGTCGAGCTACGAGGACGCCTTTGCCAAGCTGGTGATGGTCACCGCGGTACTGGACGCCGCGATCGGCGCGGCCGGTGACGCGAGGCAGGATCAGCTGTTCGAGACGCTACGCCGGCTGCGCGTCGACGCGGTGGCCGATCTTCGTGCGCGCGGCGCCACGCTGGCGCATGTCAGGACCTTCGTGACACCAGTGCCGATTCCGGCGCTGACGCTGGCGCAACGCTTCTACCGAGATCCGACGCGCGCGGATGAGCTGGTCGGCGAGGCCGGCCCCGCCTGCATCAGCCCGCTGTTCATGCCTACCACCATCCAGGCGCTGGTCGCGTGACCGAGGAATTGACCCTGATCGCGCGCGGGCGCGAGATCAGCGGGTGGACCGACGTGTCCGTGACGCGGGTCGCAGACGCATTCCCGAACAGCTTCACGATCGGCATGTCCTGGCACGATCCCGTGACGGACGGCGCGGTCGTTGCGGCGGCCGGCGACCCCTGCGAGGTGCGGATCGGGGGCGAGACGGTCATCACCGGCTATATCGACCAGGACGTCGCCGGCGGCGGCGCGCGGAACCGGTTCCTGCGCCTGGTCGGGCGCGGGAAGTGTCAGGACCTGGTGGACTGTGTCGGCGAAGCCAATACCATGCAGCTGCTGGCCGCCGACGCCCTCACGATCAGCAAGGCGCTCGCTGCGCCCTACGGTATCGACGTGGTGATGCTGAACGGGGCGACGCCGGGGAAGGAATATCCCCGCTGGGCTCAGCAGTTCGAAGAGCACTCGGCCGAGATCATCCAGCGACTGGCGCAGAACGCGAACTTGATGGCCTACGAGGACGCGCTGGGGCGGCTGGCCTTCGCGGTGGTGGGCACGGCTCGCGCGGCGAGCGGCGTCCGCTACGGCGACAATGTCGAGGAATGGAGCGTCCAGCACTCCATGAACGAGCGCTATTCCGAGGTGCAGTGCGCCTCGCTGGCGATCGACGTGATGGGCGACATCGAGGGGTCCAACTTCTTCGCGACAGAGCGCGACCCGAATGTCCCCCGCCACCGGCGTGCCGTGATCGTCCTGCAAGAGGTGGCCGAGGACGCCCAGGCGTTCACGATCCGCAAGGCCCGGTGGGAGGTGACGCGTCGCGCCGGCCGCTCCACGGTCGCGACCGTCACGATCGACAGCTGGCGGGACAGCGCGGGCGCGCTCTGGGCGCCCAACACGCTGGTGCCGGTACAGCTGCCCGGGCTGCGCACCGCGGGGCCCGACATGATCCTGGCCGAAGTGACCTTCCGCCGCGACAGCAGCGGCACGCACGCCGACCTGGTGCTGATGCCGCCCGAGGCATTCGCGATCGAGCCGGTCAATCCGCTGCCCACCGCCACGGCGGAACTGCTGAACCCCTTCGCGGTGCCCCAGCCATGATGGAGCGGCTGTTCAACCTGCTCGGCTACGGCCGGGCCAGCGTCATCGATGACGGCCACGCCGTGCAGCGCGTCCAGGTGACCGAGCGCGCGATCGGCGGGCCGGCCGACGCCGTGTCCGACGACGTGCCCCGCCTGACCGAGTACGGCTTCACCAGCTTTCCCCCGATCGGCGCCGACGTGCTGGTCCTGTACCGGGGCGGCGCACGCGGCGCGCCCGTGGTGGTCGCCACGGCTCACCAGCCGTCCCGGCCGAAAGGTATGGCGGAGGGTGACGTCGCGATTTACGACCGGCGCGGCCGCGTGGTCCGCCTGACCGACAAGGGCGTGGAGATCGAGGCCGGCGGCGGTGAGGTCCACGTGTCGAAGGCGCGCCGCGTGCGGTGCGAGTGCGACGTCGAGACGACGGGCGACGTGGTCAGCCGCGCGGGCGGGGTCCGGGTGAGCCTGAACGGCCTCTACGACGCCTATCAGCGCCACAATCACCCGCCGGTCTCGGCCGGCACGAGCTGGGGCTCCGGCCCCCCGATCCCGCGCGCCTGACGTGGCGGACATCGCCACCGTCTGGGACGCCGCCAACGCCCGCGGCGACTGGCTGCTGCCGGTAGCAGCCTTCGCCTTCGCGCGCGACGCGGCGGGCAATCTCATCATCGGCGCCGACGGCCGCGCGGTACCGCTCGACCCGCGCGCGGGCGAGCCGGCCGACGGCCTGACGGCGGGCGGGGACATCGCGACCGCCGTCCTGATCTCGATCTTCACCGACGCGGCGGCCGAGCCGGACGACGGGCAGGAGGGCGACCCGCGGGGCTGGTGGGGCGATCCCACCATCGGCAGTCGCCTGTGGCTACGCCACCGCGCGAAGCAGACGCCCGCCACGCTGCTGCTGGCCCGTGCCGACATCGAGGCGGCTTGCGCCTGGCTGATCGCCGACGGGGTGGCGGCCGCGGTCGACGTGACGACGGAATGGACTCGGCCGGGCGTGCTGGGCGCGCAGGTGATCGTGCGCCGCACCGCGGGGCCCGACGTGGCCGTCGGCTTCGAATGGGCGTGGAGGGACCTCTGACATGACTTTTCCCCGTCCCACGCTGACCGACCTTCGCCGCCAGACGCAGGCCGATATCCAGGCGGCCCTCCCCGGCGCCGACGCACTGCTGCGCTACTCCAACCTAGCGATCCTGGCCGGCGTGCTGGCGGCGCTCGCCAACGGCCACTACGGCTACCTCGACTATATCGCCCGGCAGGCCGTGCCCTACACCGCCACCGGCGAGCATCTTGAGGGCTGGGCGGCCCTGAAGGGCGTCACCCGCAAGGCGGCGACGCGCGCGGGCGGCAGGGTAGCCTTCGGGGGCACGGCGGGCGCGACCATCCCGGCGGGGACCGCCATCCTGCGCAACGACGGCATGGCCTATCGCACCGCGGCAGACGCGACGCTGGGCGCGGCCGGCGCCCAAGTGGCGGTCACCGCAGTGGCGGCCGGCGCGCCGGGCAACGCCGCGATCGGCACGAGCTTCACGCTGGCGGCGGGCGTCTCGGGCGTCCGGTCGACCGGTACGGCCGCCACCGCGATCACCGGCGGCGCCGACACCGAGGACGACGACGGGCTGCGCGGCCGGATGCTGGTCGCCTTCGCCAACCCGCCCCAGGGCGGCGCGGCAAGCGACTATCAGCAATGGGCGCTGGCGGTACCGGGCATCACGCGCGCATGGGTGGCGCCGGCCGGCATGGGGCCGGGCACGGTGGTGGTCTACTTCATGATGGACGCCGCCCAAGCGGCACAGAGCGGCTTCCCGCAGGGCACGAACGGCGTGGCCGCGGGGGAGGGGCGAGACACCGCGGCGACGGGTGACCAGCTAACCCTCGCCAACGCGCTGTTCACGCGTCAGCCGGTCACGCCCATCGTCTATGCCGTGGCCCCGCGGCCTAACGTGATCGACTTCACGATCGCGGGGCTGGGCGGGGCGCCCGCGGCGGTTCGCGCGGCCATCGTGTCGGCGATCGACGCGGCGCTGCTCGCCAACGGCCGGCCGGGCGGCGTCACCAACGTCAGCGCCATCGAGGCGGCGGTGGCGGCCGTGAACGGCTCGGCGGGCTTCGTCCTGACCGGGATCGCAGCCAGCGCCGGCAGCGTCACCCCCGGCCCGGCCGGGAACATCCTGTCGCAGGCCGGACGCCTGCCCCAGCGCGGCGCCGTCACCTTCGCATGAGCGCGCGGTTCGGCGCCTACGCCTACGCCGCGGCCGCGCGCGCGCTGATGCCCCGCGGGCCGGCCTGGTCCGACGATCCCGACTCCGTGCAGGGCCGCCTGCTCGGCGCCCTGGCGCTGGCGCTCTGGCGCAGCGACGCGGCCGCGGTGCAGCTGATCGCCGACGCCTTCCCGGCCACGGCGGGCGCCTTGATCGGGGAATGGGAGACGTCGGTCGGACTGCCCGACCCCGACGCCCCGGCGGGCGGTGCCGACGCGGACCGGCGCGCGCAGATCGTGGCCCGGCTCGTAGGCGCGGGCGGCCAGTCGCGCGAGCGGTTCATCGCCTTCGCCGCCTCGCTGGGCTTCACGATCGCGATCGAGACCTACGCCCCCCTGCGCGTCGGGCGGTTCGTGGCGGGGTCGGCCGCCCGGTCGGACGCCTGGTCGCACGCCTGGGGCGTCCGGATCACCGCCAACGCCGGCACGCTGACGCCCGCGCAGCTGAAAGCGAAGCTCGACGCGCTGCGCCCGGCCGAGACCACCATCCTCCTGCTCTGAGGTAGATCATGCAGCGTATCGATGGACCGTCGGCCGCGGCAGCGCGGCCGGCACCCGCCCCCGTGTCCGGTACGCCCGGCTATTTCACCGGCGGCGACCCGGCGGTTCCGACCGCGCCTACCGCCGTCTCCGCCGATTGGCTGAATGCCATCCAGGAAGAGGTGATGGGCGTGATCCTGGGCGCGGGCCTGACCCCGTCCAAGGCGGACAGCGCCCAGCTGCTCGCCGCCATCCGCGCGCTCATCACGTCGGGCGGCGTCAGCTTCGCCAGTGACGCGGAAACGGTCGCGGGCGCGCTCGCCAACAAGGCCGTTTCGCCCAGGGGGGCGGCGGCGCTGGTCAGCGACCGGGTCGCTGGCGTCCGTGGCGGCGTGGCGGCGGCGCTGGATACGCTCGCCAAGATCGCCGCCGCGATCGGCAACAACCCGAACCTCGCCGCCGACACGACGGCTGCGCTGGCGGCGCGCGCGTTGGCTGCTCGGCGGATCAGCGCCACGGGCGCGGCAACCGGCGGCGGCACGCTGACGGATGACCTGGTCATCGATGTCGCGGCGGCATCCGGTGCCGAGATCAACGCCGGGTCCGCGCTCGACCGGGTGCTGACGCCTGCGGGCTTCGCCTCGGCCGGCGGCGGCGACGGGTCGAGCGGCTGGGCCCCGCTGCCCGGCGGCAATATCATCCAATGGGGATCGCAGACCGTCATCGGCACCGGCAGCAGCCTGGTCGGCTTCAACATCGCCTTCCCGCGCCCGTTCCTGAACGTCTGCGGATCGCTGGTCGCCACCTGCAACTATTTCACGGCGGGCAAGCCCGCCCTGGTCGTCAACATCCAGTCGACCACGATCGCCGGGGCGTCGGGTACGCTCAACACGACCGACAGCGACAATCGGTTCTCGAACGGCCGCCTGGTCCAGTGGCAGGCGATCGGCCGGTGACCTTGCCGCCCGGCACCCGCTTCGCGACCTTCGTCGACGGCGTGCCCCTCACGGCGTCGCTGGAGGACTTGCGGGCGGCGGCCGGCATCCAGGACCTAGAGAAGGCGATCGACGACGCCACGGCGGAGGCGCGCGACCGCGTCAACGCGGTGGCGGGCGCGACGGGCGCCGCAGCCGAGGATTTGCGGGCCCAAGCCGTCCGCGCACGCGAGAGCATCGACACGGTGGTCGCCGACGTGGGCGCCGTTGTGAACGACGCGGTACCGCGGATCGATCGGGCGCTGACGGACGCCGGGCAGCGCATCACGGATGCGCGCGACGAGATCGATGCCGAGCGGCGCCGCGCGGTCGGCGCCGAGGAACGGCTGGACGAGCGGATCACGAACGTCGCCGCCGACGCCGGGTACGACGATACGGCAGTCAGGGCAGAAGTCTCGCGCGTCGATCGCGCACGCGCGGATGGGGACCGGGCGCTGGGCGAGCAGATCGACGCGGTCCAGTCGAGCTACCGCCGGGTCGTATCGTCCGATCTTCCCGTCAATATGATCGACCCCCAGCGGTGGACGAGCGACGAGAACAGCGACACCCCCGCGCCCATGGCCGCGACCGACCCGCGGTTCACCGCCAATGGCGAAGGGGTCGCCATCTTCCTGACGGGCGCGGGCGAGAGCGCGGTGATCGCGACAATGGCGTCCTTCAAGCCGACGCCCGGCCATACCTATCGCGCGACCTGGAAGGTGCGCCGCTGGTACAGCGGCTCACCCGAGGCACGGCTTGGCGCGGGCTTTGTGGTCCGCGGCGTCGACGGCAGCCGCTCTTATCCGAGCAGCGACTACGGATCGTCGCAGGTGCGGGACGCGCCCGACCATTATTCCGAGCTGGTAGCGGAGTGGACCGCCGGCGACGGCCATAGCTGGGCGCGGCCTCGCATCCATATCAACCGCACCTCGGTTGCGGGCGCTCGCTTCATGGTGGCGGGGGCCATCTTGGAGGATCTGTCCGACCTGCGCGCGGTCGACGCCCGCGTCACACGCGAGGCCGCGACCCTCGCCCGCGCCGACAAGGCCATCGCCGATCGGCAGGACATTGTCGAAGCCCAGCTATCAGGCACGAGCGACAGCGGCCTCCGCCAGCAGGTCAATGCCCAGATCGAGGACCGGGCGACTACGATCGCCGACGCCAAGGCCGGCGCGGTGGCCGAACGGGTGGGGCGGCTGGAGACGCGCGTCGACGGCGTACCGGCGGCGATCAATGCGCGGGCCGAGCAGGCCGAACGGACCGCGGCCACGGCAACGCAGGGGGTGGCGGGTCGCACGAGCGTCCTGGAGGTCACGGCGGCATCCGGCAAGGGCGCGGAGAACGCCAACCCGGACTTCTCAGCCTGGCCCGATGGGCAGGCACTCCCCACCGGATGGGCGCCTTGGGGCGCATCGGGCCCTTGCACCCGCGCGGTCGCAAGTCTCGGCGGTGGAGGTTGGGCCGCAGATCGTATCCCCAGCGATATCGATGCAGGAATGGCAAATTCCGCTGGCGTTTACCTGACTGGCGGCTGGTACATCTTCCGCGCCAAGGTCTGGAAGCTGCGGGCTTCCTGGAACGGCGCGGGCGTGACCTGGGGCGGCCTCTACAACATTGACTTCATGTCGGACCCGGACCTCGCGGGGAAGGTCGGTGACACAGATACCGGCGGCGTGCGCGAATGGGCGAAGCCGGTCTATATCGAACCGGCTCACGGCGGCGAGTATCGCGGCTGGCACGCGATGGACAACTGGTCGGCGTTCGGGCGCGGGTTCAGCGATAAGACGCTGCGCTGGTTCATGTGCCGGGTCGATCGTGCCTCACAGGCCGAGATCGATGGCTTCAAGGCCGGGCAAGCCCTCAACGGGCCCGGCGGGGCGCTGGCACGGCTGACATCGAGCGAAGCAACGCTCGCTGATTTGCCCAACCGATACGCCGCCGCATCGCGCGCCGCGGCGCTGGAAGCGCAGGTCAACGGCGAGGCCGGAAGCCGGTTGCTGGCGCGTGCGGACGAACGCGCCACCGCGGTGGCCGATCAGAAGGCCGGTGCGGTCGTGGGGACGGTCAACCAACTGCGCGCCGAATACAACGGCACCGTCGGCGAGGTGAACCGCCAAGGGGGCGTGATCGTCGACCTGTCCGGGCGAACGCGCAGCTACCTAGGTGTCAGCGTCGTAGCCGGGCAAAGCATCGCGGAGGCGACGATATACGCCGATGGCGCGGCCGGGTCGCTGATGCGCCTGCGCGCCGACAACATCATCATGGACGCGAACGTCTTGGTGCTGGGCTCGCTGACGACGGATCGCGTTGCGCAGAACGCGATCACCGGCACCACCGTCGGGTCGGGCTTCTCGGCCGACGTGTATGCCGGCGGCGCGGTGGACGTCTCGCCGGGCGTGACGATCGTGTCGTCGGGCGGCCTGCTCAAGGTCGACGTTATGTCCGATGGGCTCCGGACGGGCGGGACCGGGCGCATGTCCGTGCAGCTGTTCGCCGACATCAGCGGGCAGGGCCGGGTCTACCTGTCGCGCAACGTCTACTTCTCCCCGCTGACGACCGCGGCGCCGGTCAGCTTCTACCACGTCCTGAACGTGCCCGCGGGAACCACCGTCACATTCTACCTGGGCCACGCCGTCGACGGCCGAGACTCGTCCTGGCGGTACAGCAGCGCGGCCATCGCCGTGACCGAGTTCAAGCGCTGATCGGAGGCAACATGGAATACTGGATCGTCTACGACCTCGACAGCGGCGCGGACCTGTGGCGAGGTGCCGGCCCGCCCGGATCGGCGCGCACCCAGACGCTCGAACCCGGCCAGGGCATCGTGCTGGTCCCGCAGGCGGTGGTTGCTCGGCCGCAAGAACTGGACTTGGCCCCGTTGCGCGCGGCGTCGGAACGGCTCGTCGACGACGCGGCCGAGATCGTGGCTCAGCGCTTCATAACGCCCGGTACGCGCAAAGCGCTCACCTACCCGCGCAAGGAGGCGGCGGCGCGTGCCTGGCTGGCCGACAATTCGGCGCCAACGGCATTCTTGGCACGGGAAGCCGAGGCGCGCGGCATCACGATCGTGGAACTAGCGACCGAGGTCGTGCGGCTGGCGGACGCCTGGGCGGTGATCGGCGACGCGATCGAGGCGGCCACCCAGGGCGCCAAGACGGCGATCCGCGCAGCCGCCAACGTCGGCGGCATCGTCACCGCGACCCGCGTCGATTGGGAGGCGATCCTTGTCCCGGCGGCGTGAGGTCGCCCACCAGCTGCTGGTCAGTGTCGACCAATTCGCCCAGACGGCGATCGTCGGCACCGGCTACCTGCTCCGCCTGACGGACCACTGTCCGTCGGCAGACGAGACGATCAGCAGCTATGTCGGGCGCGCTCAGCTGCGCGGGCGGCCCTGGGCCCGACCGGTCGCGGCCGTGATCGACCAGCTGTTCGTCTGGACCGGGGAAGCGCCCGGCCACTGCATCCGCAACATCGAGACGCCCTGCGCGATCGCGCCGGCCTCCTGAAGGAAGCCCCCATGTCCGACACCCCCTCCACTGCGGTGACCACCGTGGTGACGCCCCCGCCCGCCCCGGCGCCGCGCCCCTGGATGCAGCTGGTGCTGATGATCGTCGGCCTGGTCACGGTCGCCTTGACCATCAACGCGCAGCTTCAGGCGATCGGCGCGTGGCGCAGCTCGGTCGACCTCCAGCTAGCGGACCTGAAGAGCCGCATGGGTCGCGCGGAGGAAAACCAGCGCACGTACATTCCGGTCCTGCTCGGGCTGACGAAGGACGTCAGCTATCTCGCCGATCGCGCGCGCCGCGAGGACGATCGGCAGGAGCGCGAGCGCGAGCGCCAGGCGCACTGACCCGCCGGCGGCCGGTCGCCGCCCTCTCCGGAGATCCATCATGAAGCTTCTGCCCAACTGGCGCCTCGCCTGGCGCTGGTCGTCCGTGCAGCTGTCCGCGCTCGGCGCGGTCCTGCTCGCGCTGGCGATCGCGCTGCCCGACGTCGTCACCTCGATCTGGAGCGCGCTGCCCCCGGCCGTCCTCGATCGCCTGCCGGCGAATGTCGCCCTGCTGGTGCCGCTTGCCATCCAGATCGCCGCCGGCGTCGCGCGCGTGATCCAGCAGGGGAGCCCCGACGATGGCCGCTAGCCCCTATCGCCCGCCCGCCAAGCGCAAGACGCTGGCCGGGATCATCGGCGCCCTGGCCGCCTCGATCCTGCTCGTCTCCGTCCCGGCGGAAGAGAGCGGACGCACCGTCACCGCGACGATCGCGACCGACGGCACCGCCACGGTCCGCCACGTCGCCGGCCGACAGTACCTGGACGCGTACCTCGACATCGTCGGCGTCGCGACAGCGTGCGACGGGATCACCAAGGGAGTGCGGATGGGCCAGCGCTACACCGAGGCGCGGTGCGCCGAGCTGCTCGAAGACGAGTTGGTGGCGCATGCCGAACCGCTGCTGGCGTGCGTGCCGCAGCTGAAGGCGCCCGGTCGCGATCGCGTTCGCGCGGCCGCGATCAGCTGGGCCTACAACGTCGGCACCGCGGCCGCGTGCGGATCCACGGCGGCCAAGCTGTGGCGCGCGGGCGACGTCGCCGGCGGGTGCCGTGCGATGCTGCGCTGGGACAAGGCCGGCCGACCGCCCCGGGTGGTGCGTGGGCTTGCCGCTCGTCGCGCGCGCGAGGTCAAGCTCTGCCTGACCGGCCTCGCGGCGTAATCCTACCCGAAAGCACGAACGCTCACCCGAACCCGCGGGCGCGCGGTTTCGCGCCCTTCCTCCGTCCGGAGATCTCCATGCGAATGATCCTGGTACTCGCCGCCGCGGCGAGCCTCTCCGCCTGCGCGTCGCGCTCGATCAAGACGCCGACCGCCGCCACGCCCCCGCCGATCGTCACGCCGATCCCGGCGCCCGTCCCGATCCTGCCGGCCGTCAGCGACGCGCTGACGCGCGCGGAGGCTGCCTACGCGCGCCTGGCGCCGGCGGCGCGGCGCGTGCTGGCTGTCCTGCCCGAGCCGTACCGCGGCCGCGGTACCGACGTGCTGGACCGCATCGGGAATGCCCTGAGGCTCGCGCGCCAAGCGCGGACGCTGGGCGCCCAGCTCGACGCCGTGCGCCAGGCGGACGGCCTGATCGCACAGATCGGTCGCCTGACGGCCGCGCGCTGACCCCACTCGAAAGGACTCCCGCGATGGCGAACGCCTTCTATCCCCTCTTCAAGCAGGCCCTCCTGACCGCGGGGGTCAACCTCGTCACGGGCACCGTCCGTGCCCAGCTTATCGACACCGGCGCCTACACCTTCGGCGCCGGCCACGAGTTCCTGGCCTCGATCCCGTCGGGCGCCCGGATCGGCGCGCCGGTCACGCTGTCCGGCAAGTCGGTGGCCGGGGGCGTGTTCGACGCGGCCGACGCGACATTCGTATCCGTGCCCGCCAGCGTCGGCTCAGCCGCGGCGGTCGAGGCGATGGTCCTGTATCTCGACACGGGCGACGCGGCCACGTCCCGGCTGATCGCCTATTTCGACGTCGCGACCGGACTGCCCTTCACGCCCGACGGCGGCAATCGCGCCGTCGTCTGGCCCGCCAACGGCATCTTCGCCCTCTGATCCCAGCCCCCGGAGGCGCACATGGCCGACACCACCCAGCTGGCGCGCCCGATCGCCGCCGGCTTCGCCGACGCGATACAGGTCACGGTCATCACCGAGACGGGCGCGCCGACCTTTCCCGAGGGCTGCACCCTCCGGGCATCTTTCCGCGAGATGCCCGGCGCCGATCCGCTGGCGACGATCACGACCGAGGGCGGGGGCATATCTCGCGTTAGCGACGCTACGGTCCTGCTGACCCCGTCGGGCGCCGCCACGCTGCGCTTCCCGATCGGCTTCGTGTGGGTGGACTTCGTCCGCACCGACCTGGCGCCCGAGCGCTGGATCGACGTGCAGCTCCGCCTGCCCGTCGTATCGCCCATCACCGGCCCGCGCGCGTGACGATCCCGGTCGTCGCCGTGCCGCTGCGCCGGCGCGCGCTCGCGCGGGCGGGGCGGGGGCTGCGCGTCGTCCTGACCTTCCCACCGCTGCCGGGTGTGCCGCCGCCGGCGATCCGACTGGTGCGCCTGGCGGCGGCGGGACAGTTGGGCGTCTTCGAGTTGGCCGCTGGCGGCATTGGGACGGTCGCACCCCAGACGCTCGGTCCCGCCTCGCAGCTGTTCGCGCCGAACGTGATCGACGGATCGTCGATCGCGATCGCGCCCTCCTTGCTCGTGGCTGCGCCTCAGCTGTTCGCCCCCGCCTTTTCGACGCCCAGCCCCGGGAACGCCGCCACCTACGCCGGCGCCCCCATCACCTACGACGGCACGGCCGTGACCTACGGAGTCTGATCCAATGGACCTGCGCAGCATCCTGAACGCCGTCACCGTCATCCCCGCTTCGGGCGCGGCGCAGACGGTCGCGCTGTCGACGGCGACGGGCGAGGATCCGGTGTACGACCTGACCCTGACTGCCAACTGCACGCTGACGCTGTCGGCGACGGCTACCGCGCGTCGGCAGACGGTGACGCTCTACCTCCGCCAGGACGGCACCGGCGGGCGCGGCTTGACGCTCCCGGCCGGGATCATGTGGGCCGGCGGGTCGGTGCCGGCGCTGTCGACGGTGGCCGGGCGGCTGGACGTGCTGACGCTGACGACCTTGAACGGCGTCCAGTGGATCGGGTCCGTCGTGGCGCTGGGCTTGGCGCCAGCCGTCGTCGCGCCCACCCCCACCGTCACGCTGTCGGTCGATCAGGCCAAGATGGAAGGCGCCAGCGGCGCGACGACGCTGTTCGTCTATACCGTCACCCGGTCGGCGACGACCGGCGCAGTCAATGTCGTCTGGTCGTTCGCCAAGGGGGCAACGGACGCCAGCGACTATACCGGCGGCGTCCTGCCTGCCGGCGGCACGGTCGTGCTGGCCGACGGCGTAGCGAGCGGCACGTTCCAGGTCAGCGTAGCCGGCGATGCCACCTTCGAGGGCGACGAGACGTTCAGCGTCTCGATCACCGTGCCGGCGGGCTACGCTGCCGGCGCCCGCCTATCGGCGCTGGGCACGATCCTCAACGACGATGCCGATGACGGTTCAATCTCGCCCGAGCAGCGCAGTCTGGTGGCCGGCGTCAACCTCAACGGCATCGACGCCTATCTCAACGAGCAGCCTTGGCTCGATCGGGTGAAGAACACCGAAGGTTTCCGCACGAGCAAGGGCGGCGTCAGCGAATATCTCTACCCCGGCAACGCGGATGCCCTGTTCGACGCGGACGGCTGGTGTACTAAGCTGCCCGAGGGCAAGACCGAGCTGTTCTTCCACGTTCCCGCCCCCGGCGTCGGCAAGCCCGGCGTCGTTGTCGATGAGTACGTCGTCCGCTGGCAGGGCGGCAACCCGGACCTGATCCCCTTCGCCGACCGCGCCACGATCGTTCCTGGCAGTCAGAACGGCCGTCGGTTCGTGGTCAGAGGCGCGCTCGTCCACGGCGCGGCGATGGATCTCGGGTTCAGGAACGTGAACCCGACCAACGTCCCCCATCATATCCAGGTCGTCCGCGCGGACCAGGAGGCACTGCTGGACGAGTGGCAGGCCACCGTCACAGTGCAAAAGCCCGAGGGCGACCTATCCAAGATCTGGAACCCGGAGTTCCTGGCAGACCGCGCCAAGGACGACCTGTTCCGCTTCATGGATTGGTCCAGCACCAACGATCGCACCGGTGATTTCAGCTGGGCGAACCGGGTCGGCCCGACGCGCTATTCGTACAAGACCAGCACCGGCGTGCCGATCGAGGTGCAAGCGGCGCTTTGCAAGAAGCTGGGCAAGGTCGGCCACTTCAACATTCCCGCCGACTACATCGGCGACGTCCTCAACAACAATCTCGTGCCGATCGACACGAACATTCGCGCGCTGGCTAAGTACCTGATCGCGCAATTCCCCGATCAGCCTACGTGGATGGAGTATAGCAACGAAACCCCTTGGAACTTCACTTTCCGGGGCGGGATACTGTTTAACACCATCGGTTATGATCGGATCACCGGTTCCGATGGCAAGTTGAAAACGCTTTGGGAGGAGAAGACCGGCCTCGTGAACTGGCAACCCCAGCACGTCGCCCTCTACTACCGAACCTATGTGGCCCGCATCCTCCTGGAGGAATGGACCGCAGCCGGCAAGGCGCACCTCCTTCGCAACTGTCTCGGCGTGCAAACGACGGGCGAGGATCAGGCTTTTCTCCGTCAAGTCGCCGCGACCGTTTTCGGCTTCCCCGGCAATGCCAAGATGCCCGGCCTTGACGTGGCGCAGTTCAACGAGGTGTTTCACACGGCGCTCATCACCGGCTACCACTCATTCAGCATGTTCGAGGCTGGGCGCAGCCCCGCCAACGCTGCACGACTGCTACAGGCGGCGCGCGCGGGACAGCCCGGCATCCTCGACGCGATCCAGGACTGGAAAGAGGGCGGCGTGTTCCCCTTCTGGGGCGGGGCCGGTAACGCGCCTACCTGCAAGGAAGCCCTCCGTCTGGCGGTGGAGAACAAGAGGTTCGCCGATGCGGTGGGCCTAGACCTCGATACCTACGAGGCAAGCTGCCACATGCAGAACAAGTACGACCTCAACAACTATGCGCAGGCCGGTGGAGAGCCTACGACGCTGACCAATAGCGAGTTCAACGAACTCACCGATTTCCTGATCCGCGTGGTCAATTCACCGGAAGCGTATCAGCTGGAATTGGACTTCATGCGAGCGCTGCGCTCGAAGGGGGTCGGGCTCTACAGTCAGTTCACGGACGTCGGCTCGCAGGACCAAATCGGCACCTGGGGGATGCGGAATTATACCGGCGAGTTGACGGCGGACGGCGTTCCCCCGCCTCGCGCTCGGGCCTACGAGGCGTTCGTGGCCGACCCCGGCCCGGAGAAGGCGCGGCCGGCGCTGGATGCGACGGTAAGCACCACCGGCCATTCCGCGACCGTTGGCGCAGCCGGCGAACTGATGTTTTACATCCGCGGCGGCAAGGGCCCGTATCGTATCGCGCTCGCGTCCGGCACTGTGGCGCCCGGCCGATCGATCAAGCTCAAGCGTCAGGTCGGCGAATACACCACGGCCGGGCAGTATGACGCTGTCTACCGCGTGACGGACAGCAGCACGCCACGTCAGGTGAAGGACGTGCCGATCAGCGTGACCGTGGCACCTAAGGTGGTCAGCGGCTACAAGCGGTTCCGCTTTGAGAGCCTAGCGACCGGGTTTTCCTTAGATGAGGGGCCTGGCTTTTTCGAGACCTATGAGGCGAACTTCGCAGAACTCGTCTTCGCTGCCGCAAATCGCGCCACGATACCGCATGATGGCATCACGAGCATCGCGGTCGGAACGAACGATCAATTCGCATATGCTGCGCTGAACAACGATTACGACAGCAGCTATGCTAGTGCCAACGGGAGCGAGGTGGGCAGTGGCCCTCGACCCTGGGTCGAATGGGTTTACACCGTCGCTAGGCGACCAGCATTCTTCGGTATCAGGCCGCGTGATGTATCGACACCCGGCCCGACACCAGCGTTGTGGCTGCTTAAGGCATACGACGAGCAGGCTGCGGCATGGGTCACGTTAGTGGATCAGTCTGCTGTGCCCGATCCCAAGGGGCCGAAGCACAACCCACAGAACTACCCCGCCAGCGACCCCCCGAAGCTGTTTCCCTGTGCCTATCTAGCGTAGGCGACACGTGTCCGGCGCCGTCCGCGAGCGGCGGCGCCGATCATGCCGAAGCCGGCAAGCATCATGCCCCAGCTGGCGGGCTCGGGTAGCGCCGAACTGGACCCGATGATGACGCGTATGATGTCGCTGGGCGTGGTGTATTCATACACGCCCGGCTGGAAACCAGCGGCAGCTATCGACGCGTTAAATCGGCCAGTGCCCGTACTGAACTCTGTGCGGCTGACGTAGCCTTGGCTTACCCACACCTCGCCGCGTGCGAGGTCGAAGCCGAAGGCAGAAACACCGGCTGCATCGACGAACGTCAGCGGGAAGCCCGAGAACGAGAAATTGCGAGAGCCGGCCAGCCCCGAATACACCGTAATCGCCTGACCCGATCCACTAAGGGTGGCGAACGGCGTATTGCCCCGAATAGAGGGTACTTCGCTGCTGGTGTTGCGGATCGCTGCGAGACCCGTCAGATCGAGGCTGCCGCGTGCAATCGCCAGCACGTTGGCACCGTCGTTGAAGATGTTCAGCGACACCACCGCCTGAGCCGGCGCGCTCGCCACCACCATCGCCACCGCCGCAGCAGCCATCGTCCATATACGCATGTTATTCCCTCCCTCTTGTTGAACCGTTCAGCACGAAGCGGGCCAGTCGCGGCTTTCCGTCGATCCGGCGCGTTCCGCGCGGAGAAGTGTAAAGGTGGCTGACTCTTGAGACGCCAGCGGTCAGCCGCGCGGCTTCAAGCCGTACTCACGCTCCAGATCGGACCGGTTCATGGTCGCCAGCTCTCCTTGCGCCATGATCGCCGCTGCGGTGGCGCCGCCGAGCTGCGCGCGCGCCGCGTCCGCCAGGAACGCCGAGCGGTTCGGTGCCACGGCGTCGATCGCGCGGAGCAGGTTACCATCGATCGACACCAGCACGCGCTCGGTCTTCGCGGGCACGTCGGCACGGATCAAGACATGCGCCACGTCATCGGCACCCTCCACGTCCTCGATCGCATCGAGCGAGGAGGGAGCCGGAATCGCGTCGCGATCCTTGAGCATGGCCTCGACGTGCAGGGCCAGCGCCTTCTCCGCCTGAATGCAGGCGTCGGACACGGTGCCGCCGGCAGCGATGCAGCCGGGGAAATCGGGAAAGGTAACGCCGAAACCGCTGGCGCTGCGGTCGACGACGGCCGGGAAGTAGGTAGCGGACATGGTGCACTCTCCAGCGCAGGTCTACGGCTCAAGCCCATCCGGGCATATGATCGGTCATCTGGGTGCCTTCCGGCGCGGCCCGGCCCCTCAGGGCCGAAGCCTGACCCCGGTGGCTTTCTCGATGCTGAAGATGTTGCGAAGCGAGAGGTCCTTGACCGGATGCTGGACGGTGACCTTGACCCCGTCCTTCTTGAACTGGTGGTGATCGCCACGGGTGGCGACATGCTCCCATCCGCCCGCCTTGAGAACCTTCATCACTTCACGGCTGCTGATCATCGTCCCGGTCCCCTTGCTATACGCAGTATATAGCGAAGGTCTAATGCGATAGCAATACGGGATATATACTTTTGTTGGAGGAGCTGGCGGGATTGAACCCAGCTTCGCCGTCAGCCGGTATGCACATACACGAACGGCCGAAGGGCATCCTGTCGATAAGGCACGTCGACGATCCGGCCCTCGTCACCCTCCTCATAGTCCGACCCCCACATCCTCGACGTGCCGGCGATGACCGGGGCGTCGAGGCGCGGCTCGCCGGACCATTGGACGACGAGCCCGTCCAGCGGTCCACCTTCCAGCCTGACGGCGCGCATGACGCCGGTCCGGGGCACGGCTGACACCGTCACGCGTAGCGCCAGTCGGTTTCCGCTTGCTCGAACGCCTCGTGCATCTCCTGGCTCGCCTGGGCGGCGTTGAGGTGCGCGGAAACCTTTTCGGGGCTGCCGTCGCGCGGGAACTTCGGGTCGAGGCGGGCGGCGGTCGCCAGGGCACGCACATCGGCGGATGCGTCGACCGACCGGTCCTGCGCGATCAGCCATCGGCCGAAGGGGGGACGGGCCGGGGCGGCCTGGGCGGCGTCTAGCTCGATCATCGGTGCAACCTTCGCGTGGGTGGGGCGGGTAGGATGCCGCAAGCGATCAACGCTGGAAAGGGTTTTTGTTCCGCTTTCGTTCCCTATGCTGGACAGCGTGGGTGCCAACACGAAGATCGAGTCGCTAAGCGACGTGCTGCGCCACAAGATGCGGCTCACGGCGATCTGCCGGTGCGGCCACAAAGCGACGCTCGATACCGAGAAGCTGTACCGCTACTACCTCGTGCGAGGGTGGGACGTGCGAAAGCACATGCTCGGCGACCATATCTGCTGCTCGCGCTGCCGATCGCGGCCAACCGAGCTGCGCGTCACCCACCTGCTACCCGACGGACCCGACTGGGGGCCGCGAACGGAGGATCAATGGAAGGCGCTGGTGAAGCGGATGCGGGGGTGACGGCGGTCGACTACCCCCGCAGCTAGCTGGGGTACAGCGCGTGCCTTTCGGGGTATCACCCACCGATCGACGTCGAGAACCGACGAGAATACGCGCGTGTCAGCGACCACGGCGGACATTCTCTCCGCCGCGGTCGGATCAGATCAAGTGCGTGGATCTCGCGGCGGGAGAATATCGATCCGCTCGATGCTCGAATAGGGCATTACCAGGCTCAAACCACCCGCCCTCGCTACTTCGACAAAGGCTGGCTGACACGCGATCTGCAAAGCCTCAACTGGTCGTTCTCGAACGAAGTTGACGTGCAGGTGGACGCGGAAGCCGTCCGCAAGCGCTTCGGCAGCTCGCCCGGCGAGAGCCATACCAAGCTCGTGCGGCTCCATCACTCTCTCCTTACCTGATCCGACAGGAATATCGTCCTATGCTGACAAACGCGCAGGTGAAAGCCGCGCGCCCGAAGGCGCGCGTCCAGAAGCTATCAGATGGAGAGGGGCTCTACCTCGCCGTCATGCCCCCGCCGTCGAACCGGAAGATCTGGCGGTGCCGCGCGCGGCACGCCGGACAGGACCTGACGCTGACGCTGGGCGATTGGCCCACGCATCAGCTGCCGGCGGCGCGCGCCTGGCGCGCCGAGGTGCGCGATCGCGTGGTGCGCGGGCTCGATCCGCGCATCGCGCCCGCCGGCGAGACGGTGGAGGCGATCGCGCGGCTGTGGCACGATCGCGAGCGCCGCGACTGGACCGAGATCCACGCGGCCGACGTACTGGCAATCTTCGGCCGCCACGTCTTCCCCGCGATCGGCGGCCGCCCGATCGCCGCGATCGGCACGGCCGACGTGCTGGAGCTGCTGGAGGCGGCGGCCGTCCGCGCGCCGTCGACGGCGCGCCGGCTGCGCCAGTGGCTGTCGGGCGTGTTCCGCTACGCCAAGGTGCGCGGCCTGGTCGACGCCGACCCCGCCGAGGAGGTCGCCGACGAGCTGGCGGCCGCGCGGCCGCCGCGGCGCCAGCCGGCGCTGGTCGACCTCGACGAGGTTCGCGCGCTCCTGGCGCGCTCGGCCGAGCTGCACGCCGGCGCCGGCGTGCAGCTGGCGTCGCGATTCCTGGCGCTGACCGGCGTGCGCCTGGCGGCGCTCCGCGGCGCCCGCTGGGGTGAGATTGAGGACCTGGATGGCGACCTGCCGACGTGGCGCGTGCCGGCCGTCCGGATGAAGCTGTCGGCCGCGAAGAAGCGCGATGCCACTAATGACCACCTTGTTCCACTGTCGAAACAGGCGGTTACGGTACTTCGTGCGGTTAAGCTCTCGCGAGAGAGCTTAACGGACGACGATCTGATCTTCACCGGCCGCCGCGCCGGCGCCGCGATCGGCGAGGCGGCGATCGGCGACCTGTACGACCGCGCCGGCTACGCCGGCCGCCACGTCCCCCACGGCTGGCGCGCCAGCTTCAGCACGATCTGCAACGAGCGCCGGGTGGCCGGCCGCGGCGAGATCGACCGGGCGCTGGGCCACGTCGGCGGCGGCGCAGCGGCGGCCGAGGAGAAGATCAACGTCAAGGTCGAGGGGGCGTACAATCGATCGGTCCACCTGCCCGAACGCCGGGCGCTGATGCAGGCGTGGGCGGACCTATTGATTGGTCGGCCAGACTAG